GACAGTAGAACCTACGCTTGGTGATGTTTGGTCTGTATTGTTACTAAATGATCCGTATGGTGCAGTATCTAGTTCTGCTGAGTCTGTAGATGGCGCAATTAATATAATAGAATCGTAGCCAATACGCTCGTCATAAATGGTTGTAGTCGTAGCCCATCCAGTAGCTAAAGTAATAGTCCCAGTATTGTTAGACTTACCTTCAACAAGATTGTTTACTACCTCGGATATTTCCCGTGGAGTAGAGCCTGCTGGGTTAAGTTTACGATACATTATCTAGTACCCTGTGGAGTCACATCAATATCAATACCAATGGCATTAGACCAACGGTCACCAGTAGGAATTACTGACAGACGATGGTACTTACCGCTACTACGTAATGCTACACGATTCTCGCTACTTGCTGCTGTATATGAACCTAACTGTGGAACTTCACTCAGAAGCATCCTAGAAGCTACAGCAATGCTCCCAGAGCCATTATCTACGATTGGTCGTGCCAATGTAACCAAAGAGGTTACTTCGCTTCCTATGTCACCAGTTGTTAAAGTAGCCGTTGAGTTAGCACCAGTAAAGGTAACAATTTTTGTATCTCTTGCACCGGCAAATAAGAACTTACCACCAGCCCACAATGCATCATCTAGTGAGGTAGTCAATGTGTCCATGTTACCGTATAAGTCTAAGCCTTCTAACGTCATACCGGCTGATGCAGAACTAGCAACGACATCCACGTCTGTAACGCAAGATGACCACTTCTGTACTTGCCAGTTATAGATTAGCAAAGTATTTTGTGCAAAGTTGTCTATGAACTTCCAGACCACAATCTTACGAATCGGGTCAATGGTTGATGACATTAGGTTAAGTTTAGACGGGTTGGCATTAGCATAAAACCATGAGTCTACCTTTTGCGTACCAATTGACGTTACTGTAGAGCCATCGCATGAATAGAAACCATCAGCACCTAAGAAGTAGCTCATGCCACCGTACTGCACAACAGAGTTTCCTTCAACACAGCCAACACCACGACTAATCGTGTCAAATTGGAAGAATAAAGGTGAGCCAATGTAAGACATACGCACGATAGCACGATCTAGGAATATAAGACCAACCTCACCACCAGTCATGCCTGTAATATTGCCACCATCGGCAATTACTTGGTAATCGGATTGTGATGCGCCACCTGATACCCAGTCAAACTCGTCATTGATGTCAGACCATTGAACCTTGTTTGAGTTACTACCAGCATCTAAGTTAGCAGCTACAACAAAATCACGTACTACTGTAACGTACTTAGCTACAGGAGCATCTGCGCTTAAATCATCAAATGTTGAGCTTGAGCCTAGTGTGTATGCTTGTAGTTTGTTGACGTTATTAGCTGCAATAATAGTATTGCCAAATTGTGTAAAGTTCCATTTAACTACACCGCTATAGTTTCCAGTTTTAGATACGTTGTCTAAACTTAAATCTCCACCATCAAACTTAAATAGCTTGGTAGCACCGCCAGCAAATATATTGGTGGTCGCACTAAAACGAGCAGCAAAAGTATTGTTAAGGTCTTCGCTTGCAGCAGCAGAATAATCTACGGCTAACGGGAATGGACTATAACCTAATGCAGTAGGAACTACATTCTGTGCAACAGACAAGTTTTCAGCAACACCGGCTAAGTCTGGTGTCCACTCTGTAAATGCTATGCGCTGAGTAGCCATTAGCGTAGCTCGTACCAGTTTAAAGTACCACCGTATATAGCAGATGCGCTGTAAGTTGACCCTGCTGGTACAATTGCGGTTAAAGTATAATTTACTGGACCAGCCGTATACCCAGTATTTCCGATTTCAAGACCATCTACCGTTAAAGTAAGTTGTCCATCATCTCTATTTAATTTAACAGATATAAAAATAGGTCTTCCTGTACTATTTGTATAAGTAGTACCAGAACTACGACTGCCTGATACATCCTGCCAAGTTTGGTTGTACCCAAGAGCATTTGATGCTGTAGTAGCAGTAGTTGCTAAAGTAGCTGTAGCAGCATTACCGGTACATGAACCTGAAGAACCAGTTACGTTACCTGTTACGTTACCTGTAACATTACCAGTTAAGTTCCCAGTAAATGTAGCTGCAACAGTACCACCAGTAATTGCAACAGCATTAGCATTTTGTGTTGCCATTGTACCTAACGTACCAGTAGCAGCAGTTACGAAAGCAGTAGTAGCTATTTGAGTAGTATTAGTACCACTTGCAGCAGTTGGTGCAGTAGGTATTCCTGTTAATGTAGTCGTGCCAGTAACAGATAAGTTACCACCTACGGTAAAGTTATCTGCATCTGTACCAGTTTGTTGGTCTTTAACTTGAGCCATCAACTCACGGATAGCATTATTAATACCAGATGGCGCACAACCCTCGGCAATATCTATGCCCCCAATGTCGGTATTGTTGGATGCCGTTGCACTCCACTCACTTATCTTATTCTTTGCCATGATTTATCCCTTTAAAAGCCATGTATTATTGCCTACTGGTGTTTCTACCCATGTATTTGAGCCTACTGATGTATCTGTCCAAGTATTTTCTGATTCAGGCATTGGTGTCCAGTTATGACCTAAATTAATACCGACTGCTGTTACTGTAGCATTACCTGTAATTGCGCCTAATCCGTACCATATTGCGCTACCACTAGCATTTACAGTAGCAATGCCATTAATACTTGCATCTGCACTATATTCAACACCACCAAGTGCCGTAACTGTAGCAAGCCCGACTACCGAGCCTGATGCAGTCCTAGTTCTTATTGATCCACTTGATACTGTAGCAACACCATTTATGCTACCACCGGCATTTCTTATCCTATATGCACTAGATTGTACTATAGCATTGCCTGTTATTATAGCATTTGCGCTGTAAATTACACTAGAACTTGCAGAAACACTTGCCAAGCCATTAATGCTTGCTACCCCTACTCTTACCCTTACTCCATCTGCTAAAACAAGCGCATTGCCGACAATTTGAGCGTTTGCTGACTTAATTGTAGCTGCATTTGCTTCAACAACAGCATTTGCTGTAATAACAGCTTGACCTGTACGTATCGCATAAGCATTTGCAGTAACTAATGCACTACCATCAACACTTGCTGTGGCTAATATTACTTGGCTGGCTAGTGAGCTATATGGTATCTGTGAAAATGCTGCAAATCCAAACATAATTTATCCTTAGAATGTGATTGAGCCTGAACCAGTCCATTTATAAACTCTATAACCACCTGCTACGGTAATGGTTGGAGAACCTGTTGTAGAGGTTGCAGCAGAAAATGAATCAGCATAACGGATTATAACAACACCTGAACCACCAGCAGGTGCTGCACCACCACTAGCACCACCACCACCACCGCCACCGGTATTTGCTGTACCTGCTGTAGCAACTCCATTATTACCAATACCTTTACCACCACCACCAGCACCGCCAGCACCACCTGCATATAAAGTAATATTTTCAACTCCACCACCGCCACCGCCAGCATAGGTAACGGATGAGCCTGATATTGAAGAAGCAGTACCTGCACCACCAGCAGCACCATTTGTGGCAGCTACGCCATTTGCACCGACTGCGCTAGCGCCACCACCTGCACCGCCATTTGCTGATGCTCCGTTTTGACCACTTCCACCGTTATTTCCTTGTCCTGCTGTACCTAAACCACCACTCCTAAAATTATATCCTGCACCACCACCTGAACCGCCATTAGAGCCATCATTTGAGCCATATCCGCCTCCACCACCACCTATTGATGTTATTGAGCCAAATACAGAATCAGAGCCATTTGTACCTTGTGTAGTTGTTCCAGCACCGCCAGAACCAACTGTAACTGTAATTGCAGAGCCTGAAGCAACTGATAACCCTGTGGCTGTTCTAAAACCGCCTGCACCACCACCGCCTTGGTATTCTTGTCCGCCAGCACCGCCACCACCACCAGCTACGACTAAGTATTCAACTGTAGATGGAGGTGGAGGAACAACAGCAATAGAAGCCCAAGTTGTACCATTGTATATTTCAGCAGCAGCAGTTGTTGAGTTATATCGTGTCATACCAACAGAAGCTGTAGATGGTCTTTGTGCGGTAGTTCCAGCAGGAATAATTAATGCACCAGTAGATGCAGTACCAACCACTCCACTTGATGTAATTCCAGCCGTTCCGTCTAATGTGATTGCCATGTTATATCCTTAAATTATTGTGCCAGTAACACTATACCAAGCTGACCCATTGTAATACTCAAGCACACCTAAGTCTGTGTTGTAACGAAACTTACCTGTAGCACCTGTAGGTCGTTGAGCAGTAGTCCCTGCTGGCAGATACAAAGCACCTGTAGCAGCATCCTGTCTTGGGAATATGCCAGAAGTAGCCGGTAGTGTAATGGTAGCCGTTACATTATCAACAGCAGCTAATTCAGTTGTACCTGATGTTGCCCCTTTGATCAGTAGGTTAGACATTCTCAACCCATGCTAGTGTTTCTTCATTCCATACATATACTTTACCATCTGTAGGCATGGCTACTGGAGCTGACCATTGGCAAGTGTCTTCATTTAATAACCAACTTGCGTAAGGTTTAGGCGGTATGAATGCATCACGAACTCGGTCGTATGTGTAACCAATACCTGCGTAGTTTTTACGGATAGAAGCGTTGTAAGATGTTTGTACCCATTTAGAGTAGCCGTTAGACCATCGTATAAAGAAAGCCTTACCCATGTCTTCGGATTCTACACCTTCAGAGGTTAGCATTTCTATGTTGTTTAATGCGTGAACATCAATCACGACATCGTTTTCATCTAGTTTAGCAAAATAAGCCATATTATTTCCTTAGAATGTAATTGAACCGCTACCAGTCCATTTGTAGACACGGTAGCCACCAGCGACTGTTATAGTTGGTGAGCCTGTAGTTGAAGTAGCAGCAGCATATGTGTCAGCGTAACGGATAATTACTACACCGCTACCACCAGCTCCACCAAATGCTACTGGAGATGTATTGTAATCACCACCACCGCCACCACCTCCAGTATTTGCTGTTCCACTTGTTCCACCAAGAGTACTTGCATAAGCTGCTCCAGCACCACCGCCCCCTGCTCCACCAGCACCGCCAGCTCCTGATGAGAGATATCCACTACCGCCACCGCCACCAGCGTAAGTTACGCTAGAGCCTGATATGCTAGATGCTGTACCTGCACCACCAGCTCCACCATTGTTATTTGTTGAAGTAACACCAACAGCAGAAGCTCCGCCACCACCGCCAGCACCACCTGATGCTTGTCCAGCACCACCATTATTACCTTGACCTGATGTACCAGCACCGCCTGTAGTACCTTGTCTACCAGAACCACCACCTGACCCGCCAGATGCTCCGTTTACTAATCCACCACCACCGCCACCTGTAGAAGTTATTGAACCAAATACAGAGTTTGAACCATTAGCACCAGCATAAGGCTCTACAATTGCACTACCACCAGCACCGCCAGCACCAACTGTTACGGTAATAGCTGAACCTGCTGTTACAGATAATCCAGTAGCTGTTCTGTAACCCCCAGCACCGCCACCACCTGCTCCTTCCCTAGAAGCTCCACCAGCACCACCAGCTACTACCAAATACTCCACAGTAGGAGTAACATTTGTTCCTGTTACTGCATACCAAGCCGTGCCATTATAGTACTCAGTTACACCCAATGTGCTGTTATATCTAATCATGCCAGTAGCTGCTGTTGGTCGTTGACCTGTAGTGCCAGTAGGTAATGTCAATGCACCTGTTGTGCTGTCTTGTGTTGGTACAATACCAGATACGGATGGCAAGGTCATTGTAGCAGTCACCGTGTCTGTAGCTTGTACAGTCGTTACACCGCTTGTCGCTCCTGCTAACAATAAAGGCATTATTTAACTCCTCTTATTACATTACGAGCTTCAGCCCTTAACGCACGAACTGCTGTGGTGTCTTTGTCGTAGTCTGCTGTCATCATGTAATCTGTTGATGATAGGTAGGCTAGTGCCTCTTGACGTTTGGCTTCTGCTTCTTGTTCTGCTTGAACTAAGGCTAGGTCGTATGTGACTTGAACCCCGTCAGCATCAAAGGCTTCATCGCCACGAATAACAGCAACCTGTGGATATAATTTTATTATTGCTGAATGTATCACGCTGCAATCTCCATTAAGATTATTGAGCCTGTCGTATTTGAGGAAAATAAAGTAATTGTGCCTACACCTGCTGTAGCAAATTGTGTTTTGTATATAGTTGCAGATGTTGTTGCAGGTGAATCAAGGTAGATAGTTGTTTGACTAGCTCCGCCAGTTACAGCAGAGCTTGATGTGTTAAGCAAATATAAGTTTGGTTGCATAACTGTAGTGCCAGCACGGGTAAGCCTAATGCTTGTCCATGTGTCCGCTGCTGATTTAGTTACATCGCCATGAGTAACCATACATAAGATTTTGCTTGAAGCACTTGTCGGAGTAATGGTTGCAGTTATACCTGTGTCAGCATAAGAACCTGATGTGGATGTTGTTTGTGTACTGTAAGTAGCATTAACTACTTGCAATACACTACCAGTAGGCAAAGAGCCTTTGCTCAAGCCAGTTACCGCTACACCTGATGATGTCACAGCTAGTTTAGTAGAGCCACCGCTTTGTATGTTTAAGTCACCAGTATTATCTGCTGTGGTGATTATCCCACCTACACCGCTCGTTGAGGCATTAATAATTGAAGCCATATTGTTTCCTTAAAGAACTACCCAGCGACTACCTGATGGAACTGTGACAGTTACACCACTATTGATGGTTACTGCGCCAACAGAACTAGCAGAGTAGCCTGTAGGTATTGTGTAGTTTGCGCTGATTGTCATGTTGTTTAGCACTAGAC